AACGTTAATGGGTGGTCTTTTCGAGTGGCTGGATTCTACATTTTTGTATGCAGCGGATCGTGCAGGTAGAAAAATAGGAACATCTGCTTCTGGTAACAATGACGCTTTTATTCGTGATAATTACGCTATTTACAAGTTGTCTGACTGGTCAGATGACTTAGAGTCCTTAGCAGCAAACTACGCCAGAGACCTTGATGAGGTTGCTTTAATCAGAGGTCCAGAAAAAAATATAGCACCTGTCGCTGATACATACACCGTCGAATATAAAGACATGGATGGAGTCACGCAACCTTACACTGTTGATTTGCCGGGTGCTGGAACTTCACAGGAAACGTTGTCGGGACCTGCATGGGCTGATGACGAGACAGCAAGATACTTTAGTTCTCGCAATGTAAGTGACGAAAATATGATTAAACCTGATCGTGTTTTACGTTGGGAAGAAGTTACGGGCATTGAAATGACTCAAGATATTCGAATGCAAATTTTTCGAAATTGGGAAACACATCAAGGTGATTTGTTTAGAATAACAGAGTACGGCAGGGTGGGTTTCAGAAATCAGACTGGTGGAACAACCTTATCTCCTTACAATGCATGGGTAGATGAGTCAGTATCACCAAGTGTTATGCGTCAGCCAACTAAAGGTTTGGATATGAATCAACCTGATTGGCTTGTAACTGATTCCGCTCAACCTTTACGTGGCATGCAGGGCGGTTTGTGGAAAAAAGTTGGGGATTTTGCTGTTCCTGCTCAACGTAGAATTGTTGGTAAACTCAGAGACCCTAATATGGAAGGGACGCTGATTGGTGGTCGTCCTGTGAAACGAAGGGCGCGAACAGCGGAAAGTGAATTAACACCTCCTGAATTTGCTGGTCTGAGAGTTCAGCATGGACTAGCAGGATCTGTTAATCGTCTTGAATCGTTTGTTCAAACAATCAGAGAGTTTGGGGAAATTGAAAACGCTTTGCAAACTAACTATCTGAATTCTTATTACGAGAACTTTAATCTTATAGCACAAAATTTGCAGGAAACTTTTGAATCGCTACAAAGCACTTATTTTGACGCTACGGGAGATACTACTTTTGACCAGTTTGTGGGTACCATGTTGCAAAGAATGCGTGGACAAGCAGGCGACCCTTACCAGACATTGTATGACGAAGAAGTAGGTATGGGTTTCGGTGTCCGTCAGATGCAGGATGTTATCGAAGCAGATGAGTTGATTCAAAGAACTCGTGGTGAATTAAGGGATGTTGCTGCACGTTCTTTAGCGATGCGAGATCCTGCATCCCCAACTTATAAGCCAGACGCTTATGGATGGGTCGCATTACCTGACGCATTGGAGGGTGATTTTACTGCTCGAAGAGCAATTGTTGTGAGTATGGATGAGGCTCAACGAAACATTGTTGAGAGACTTAGAATAATTGAAGCGTCAGTAAAGGAAAGAGGAGAAAAACAATTTTATTGGTTAAACAGAATGGGTCCTGCTGTAGAGAAGTTGGAAGCCGAAGAGAAGGTTGTGTTGGAACTGCTTGCTAAAGAGCAGGATGTTGCGGCACGTTTAATTATTGCTGAAGATGAACGCATAGGGATGCTTCAGAGTATTCACGCAGAGTTCGGCAGTGAAAATGGTTTGGCTTTCAATTTGAATAGTTTTGGGGGGGAGTTTGTCCCTCCTCAGTCTGCTCAAGAAGTGAGAGATATGTTTAATCTTTCTTCTCGGCAGATGTGGGGCAACTTTTTAATAACGGGTGACGAATATATGGCGGACAGTGTTATGGATTCTTTGTTGGCTGCTCAGAAGATGAATGACAGAGAGGCTGTTGGTAAGTATCTAAGAGCGTATGACAGGGTTCATAACTGGATGAAAGCGCAGATGGTTGCTACTCCGGGTTTTGTGTTGCGTAACATTTTTGGTGGTATGAGCAACATGTGGTTTGCTGACATTCCTTTGGAAGTGAATATTAAAACAGGTCGTTTGATGAATCGTATTTATAAAGCGGGTGAGGGTGATTTTGATTTAGGGTTACAGAAGTTGCTGGATGCTAATCCTGATGATTTGACTTTACAGAATGCTTTTGAGATCAGGCGAGCCGGTGGTGATGGTGGTGGTCAGGCTGCTTCTACTGTTGATGTGAATTTGGGGCAACCCGGAAAATTAGATTACATTGTTGGTAGTAAAGACAATCCTTTCCGTCAAGGTCGTGTTACTTTAAATCCTGCTGATTCAGGGTTCGTCATGTTTGCTGCGGTAAGGCATGCTAATACTTTCGCTGAGCAGATGATGCGTCTTGGTACTGGTCTTCATGTGATGGATGCTGGTGGTAGTTTAGATGATGCTTTGGAAATGATTTACAAGTTGCATTTCAATTATGGAGGGTTGTCTCCTATTGAACAGAAGTATGGTAAACGTTTCTTCCCGTTTTACACTTGGACTCGTAAAAACTTTCCGCTGCAAATGGAATTGCTGGCTCGTAACCCCGGAAAGTTTAACCGTCTGATGTCCATTAAACGTAACTTGGAAATGGATGAAGAGAAAGAAGACATGGTTCCTGATTATTTCTTAGAAAATTTCAACATTCAGTTACCTTGGAAAGTGGGTGGTGCTACTACTTATGCTGCACCTGATTTGCCGTTGCAGGATTTGTTCAGGTTTGATCCTAGTCGTGAAGGTGGGGGTGCTGCTATGGAACAGATTTTCTCTGGTGCTACTCCATTCTTTAAAACTCCTATTGAATATTGGGCGGACAAAAAGTTGTTTGCTGGTATTCCTTATCAGGATGAGTTCGTTAAACTTCCTGTTGCTTTTAGAACAATTCCGGGTATGACTACTTCTCTTAAGATGCTTGGTTGGGGTGATAAGAATGCTAAGGGTGAGTGGATGGTCAATGATAAGAAGTTGGGTATTTTAGAAAACATGTTGCCGTTTATAGGTAGATTGCGTCGCATAATTCCTGAAGATGAGAAAACTCAGGAGACTTGGATTCAAACAATGATGTCTACTTTGGGTGGTGTAAGTGTCCGTATTAATACTCCTCGTAGACAGCGTAGTGAAGAGATTCGTAGATCGATTGCCAAGGCTAGGGAACGTGACGTTTGGAAATCTTTTGAGAACCGTTGAGACTAGACTGGGAAAGTAAACGGGACAAGAAAGGTTTATGAATATGAAATATGTTTCCCGAAAAGAATGGGGCGCTAAGAACCCTCCGAAAGGAAGGTTCGATAAATTAAATAAATCAAGGGTACAAGGTGTGGTTATACATCATTCTGGTGTGGAAAACGGACCTAAAAATTCTGATGCGGTGAAGGCTTTTGAACGTCACCATATGGGCAAAGGCTGGGATGGTATTGGGTACAACTGGTTGGTGGATGAGAGTGGTGTAATTTTTGAAGGACGTGGTTGGGATAACCGAGGAGCGGGGACTAAGGGTTGGAACAGTCGTTCCATTAGTGTGTGCTTTACTGGTTGGGGTTTTCACAAGCCTAGCGACAATGCTTTACGTGCTTTACAAACAGTTATTGATGCCGCTGAGTCTCATTTCGGCAGAGGGCTTTGGGTTTCGACGCATCGTAAGAAGAGTCGTGAAGGGTATACGACGTGTCCGGGTGATGTATTAGGAGACTGGGTTGAGAACGGTATGGGTGTTGTAGAAGCACCTGAGGCTGTTGATTGGGCTGCGATTATTCAGTTCTTTAAAGATTTACACGAGCAGGTTAAGAAGACTCCTTTGTCTCGTCCTTCTCGTAGTCGTGGTTTGCCTGTGCGTTTAGTGCAGGGAAAGTTAGCGGAGCGTGGTTTCAATCCGGGTCCTGTTGATGGGATCTTCGGTAAGAAAACTGTTTCTGCTGTTAGAGAGTTTCAAGAAACACAGGGTTTTTTGAAGGTTACGGGTGTGGTGAACGGTGACACGTTTGGCGCTCTGTTTATACAATAAGGAAAAATATTATGCCAAGAGGTAAAGGGTATGGTCCTTCGTTTCAAGAAACGTTTGGGTCACAAGATGAACAGCCTTATAACTCTACATCTTCATTCAACATGTGGGATATGAGTAAGAAGGCTAAAAAAGCCGCAGCGTATCTGCGGGAAACTAATTTGGGCAACGCCGCTAATGGTGGTCGTCCTTTCGGAAAGTAGGTTGAGATGCCACATCAGTTAGATGGGAAAACAATGAAGGTACCTAAGACCTCACAGGTTTTAGTGGACACTGCTTCTCAGGGTGGGAACCAAGGTTCTCTTACTGGGGATGCCATGTTACGTATGGCTAATGGCATGCGTGCCAAGTTTGATGAGAACGACTAGTGGCTGGTAAGAAAAAGCCTCGTCGTCCAAGATATTAATCTAATAAAGGAAAAAATTTGAAGAACATATTTGATGTACTGGAACGTGCTGGGTGGACTTTCGCTCAAGCGTTCCTCGGTGTATTCGTTGTCGCTGATTTATCATCGGCTAAAGGTGCGGGTGTTGCTGGTTTAGCAGCGGCTGTATCAGTCCTCAAGACTATAGTTAAGGATAAGGTAGCGAAGTAACATGGACAACACGGATCTTGATGCTAAATGGGAGTTATTCTTAGAGCAACAAGGTACGTCCATTCAACAAGAAATTTACCAAGAGTTAGAGGCATCCGCTAATCTATTCGATGTGCAAGACGGCACACACGCAAAATGGTCAGATGAAGAACTCTTAGGTTTATTACT